CGGTGTGTGCGTTTCTACTTTGTTGCGGGCCGAACAAATTGATTGGGAGCGTCCGCCGTCTTGGGCCGCGGAATGGGATAAAAACGATTTAGTCAGAAAACCCGATCAAGTTGAAAGATTTGCACAGGCCGAGCAAACCGGTTATGACTTCGGCCGTTTCGGCAAACAACTCGCTTGACTTGGAGTCGCACCGTGGCAGACCTGACGACGCTTCAAGCGCAACTGGCGGAAGCGCAGACCGCGTACCACAATCTCACGATTGGCGGGGCGGCGCGTGTGTTCGTTGACCAGAATGGCGAGCGTGTCGAATACGTCGCGGCGAACGCAAGCAATCTTCTGGCCTACATCATGCGGCTTCAACAGGCCATCGCGTGCGGGGGCTCCGATCCGTTCCCGCGGCCCCGTGCAATCGGGATTTGCTTCTAGTGGCGGCCCGTCGTAGGGGCGCTCGGGCGAACGTGCCGGCGGTTGTGGCGACGGCCGTTCCTGCCGCCCCGAGCATGTCGCTTGGCGGCGCTATCGAGGGCGCAAGCCGCCTGGATCGCACGTTGTCGTCCTGGCACGCGGCCGTCACGTCGCCCGACGTGATTATCAACAGTGCGAAGGACACCGCGGACGCTCGCGCTGCCGATCTGGCGCGCAACAGCGGCCACATTCAGAACGCGGTGCAAATCCATCGCGATTCCATCGTCGGTTCGCAGTTCCGCTTGAACGCCGCGCCGGATTGGGAAACCATCGGGGCGCCGGAAGGCTGGTCCGTCGATTTTCAGGAAGAGACGGAGCGGCTTTGGCGCCTGTCGGCCGAGACGCCGGATTGCTGGCTTGACGTATCCGGGCGCAACACGTTCACCGGCATGATGCGGCTGGCGGTCGCATCGTTCTGCGTCACGGGCGAAGTGCTGGCTTCGGCCGAGTGGCTGAAGAACGATCCGGTGCGGCCGTTCAAGACCGCCGGCAATATCATCAATCCAGTGCGGTTGTCCAACCCGGAAGGGCGAGGCGACGACGACAACCTGCGGAAGGGCGTCAGCATTGACGACTTCGGCCGGCCGCTCGGGTACTATATCCGCAACGGGTACGAGAATGACCCGTTTTCGATGAAGCGGTTTTCCTGGCGGTACGTGCCGGCGGCGCTGCCGTGGGGGCGTCAGCAGATCATCCATATTGTCGAGCAACTGTACCCGGACCAGACCCGGGGCTTGGCCGACATGGTCACCATCCTGAAGGAAACTCGGATGGGGCGGAAGTTCCGGGACCTGACGTTGCAGAACGCCGTCGTGAACGCGTCGGTTGCGGCGGCAATCGAAAGCGAGTTGCCGACACACGAAGTTGTCGCGATGCTCGGTACGACCGGCGGCGCGACGGGCAGCAACCCGTTTCTCGGGTTCCTGCAAAGCTACTTGGGCGCGCTCACGTCATACGTTGACCAGGGCCGCAACATCATGATGGACGGGGTTCGCATCCCGCATCTGTTTCCCGGAACCAAGCTCAACTTGCGGCCGGCCGGCACGCCCGGCGGCGTCGGTACCGACTTTGACGAAGCCCTGCTTCGCCATATGGCCGCCGGCCTGAATGTGTCCTACGAAGAACTGGCGCGCGATTTTTCCAAGCTCAGTTATAGCGGCGGCAAGCTGTCTATCGCCATGACGGGCCGGTTCATGGCGGCCCGCAAGTACATGGTCGCCGACCGGCTGGCGAGTTCGCTGTACGCCCTTTGGCTTGAAGAACAGTGGAATGCCGGCCGGTTGCCGCTGCCGCCCCGCAAGCCGAAAGAGATTTTCTACCAGCCGTTCATGAAGCAGGCGATTTGCCGGGCAACGTGGATCGGCGCCGGGACCGGCCAGATTGACGAACTGAAGGAAACGCAGGCGGCGTTGCTGCGCATTCAGTCCGGCTTGAGCACATGGGAAGTCGAATGCGCGCGGCTCGGGCAGGACTGGCGCGAAGTGTTCAAGCAGCGCAAGCGTGAAGATGCCATGCAGGGCCAGCTTGGCATTTCGCTGGATACGTCGGCCAACCGGCCGTTGACCAATCAGGCCGGCCAGGACAACACGACGGGCCAGGACGCCGCGCCCCCGGCGCCGGCCCCGAAGAAGCGAGGCAAGTAAGGCAATGAGCTTCAACACCGCGCAGGCCGCATTTCACGCCCTCACGAACGCCCCTGCGTTCGTTGACGGGGCTTTCGTGGCGCAGGCCAGCGGCGAGGCCGGGCGGCTTCAGCCGTCCGTTGTGGCGGCGCTGCAAATGCTGGCGACGGCCGCCCCGACCGAAGAAATGACCCGGGCCGAGACGCGCCGCCGGGAAATCGCGGCGAGCTACGGCGGCACCGTGGCCGGACCGAGCGAAAAACCGTTTATCTTCTTCGACGGAACCGCCGTCATCCCGGTTCATGGCTTGCTGATAAACCGGTTTCCGTACTCGTGGGGGTTCGTCACCGGTTACAACTTCATCCGGGACCAGCACCGCGCCGCCCGACAGGACCCGGACGTGCGCCTTATCGTGTTGGACGTGAATTGCTGGGGCGGCATGAAGGCCGGCGCTGAAGAGACGGCGCGCGATCTGTACGATTCCCGTGCCGAAAAGCCGACAATCGCGATGGTGGATTACGCGTGTTTCTCGGCGGCCTACTACGTCGCGAGCGCGGCGGCGAAAGTCGTTTGTACGCCGTCCGGGTATGTCGGCAGTATTGGCGCGCTTTGCATGCGGCCGGACTATTCGAAGGCCCTGCAAGACGCTGGTATTGCGCTGAATGTCGTCTATGCTGGGGAATACAAGGTGGATTCGCACCCCGCCGTTCCTTTCACCGACGAAATGCGCGCGAGGTACCAAGCTGAAGTCGATTTGTGCCGGGACGAATTCGTGGCGGCCGTCGTCCGCAATCGCGGCATGACGACGGATGCCGTGTTGGCGACCAAGGCGGGCGTCTTCGACGCCGCTGCGGCGCTGAAAATCGGTTTGATCGACTCGATTGCCATGCCAGATGCAGCCGTTGAAGCGGCGGTTGCGGACTTGGCGTCCGGCGAAGACCCGGAAGCCGAAGACGACGAAGCCCCCGACGACACTCAGGAACAGACGCAGGAGCACCCCGCCATGACCACGCCGACCGACGCCAACGAGACGCAGCTTTCCGAGGCCCGTACGACCGCGGCCAACGAAGCGAAGGCGCGCATTTCCGCCATTCTGTCGTGCGAGGACGCCAAAGACCGGCCGGCGCTGGCCCGCCATCTGGCGTTCGAAACCGAAATGTCGGCGGACGCTGCCATGGGCATGCTGAAGGTTGCCGGCAAGGAGACGCAGGCCGCCGCGCCGCCCGCCAACCAGGGCAACCAGTTCGATACGTCGATGGACAACGCCCGCCAGCCGAACATCAAGGCCGAGGGCGGCGAGGGCGGCCAGGGTGGCGACGACCCGGACATGAAGGCGGCGCAGGCGATCCTTGCGGCGCAGGACGCCGCCACGGGCACGTCCTACACCGCCAAGACCAAGCACTAGGCCGGCGGCGGCTGCGCCTTCGCCCGGTGGCTGAATTTCGCAATCAGTAGGAGCACGGAATACAATGGCCCAGGATATCGCCAATAGCGGCACGGAAGCGGCGTACACGCCGACGCTTCTGTTTGCCGGCGAGGCCCCTGTCATCACGGACGGCGGCACCGTCGCGTCCGGCAACAGCGTTACGAAGTACCAGGTGCTCGGCCGCAATGCCGCCGGCAAGCTGGTTCCGCTCGGCGCCATCGGGGCCGGTGACCCGGCCGGCAAGTCGTTCGCGTCCGGCACGGTCACCTTCTCGGGCCAGCCGAGCGACGGCGATTCCGTGACCATCGCGGGCACCGCCGTTACCTTCAAGACCAGCGGCGCGACCGGCAACCAGATCAACATTGCCGGTTCGGCCACCCTGACGGCGCAGGCGCTGAAGGCGTTCATCAACGCCAACCACGTCGCGACGTTCCCGACCGTCAACGCGACCGGCGACGCACTGGTTATTACCATCACGGCCGAGGCGGCCGGTGCCGCGGGCAACGCGATCACCCTGGCCAAGTCCGGCACCAATCTCGCCGTGTCCGCCGCGACGCTGTCCGGCGGCAGCGACGACGTGAATCAGGCGGCGCCGGAAACCAAGGTGGCGGCCATCGCGGCGCAGGCCATCGACGCGACCAGCGCCGACGCAACCGGGCCGGTCTATCTCGGCGGCTACTTCAACCACGAAGCCCTGACGTGGCCCGCGTCCGTCAACACGCTCGCCCTTCGCAAGGCGGCGTGCCAGGGTTCCGGCATCTACGTCCGCGAGCTTTACGGCGAGGGCTAGCCCTCGCCGGCTTCCGGCAAACCGACTTTTCGCAGCCAAGGCCCGGCTATCCGGGCGTGACAGAGGACAACGCGCATGGATATCTACACGACCCGGGCACTGGTGGAAGTGATCCGAGTCCAGCCGTCGCCGACGACGTACTGGCTGGACAACTTCTTTCCGCGGC